CGGTGTAGCGGACCACTTCGGGTATGTCGACGATCCGAACACTGCCGGGATCATCAAAGACGGGATGCTCCGGGAAATCATGCTGGAACGGGTCACGGGTCCAGCTCTCCGGGAGGTCATCGATTCTCATATGGCTCCTCTCTCACGAAGACGGTCGAGGAGGTCCGAGTTCTTAGCTTCGAACAGCGACGTGTCCATCAGCTCAGGTTGGTTATACGGTTCCTCGGTTACAGGCTCACCCTGCGCCCCGGTTTGCGCCCCGGTTTGCGCCCCGGTCCAGGGCTCATCCTGTGTTGTCGTCCGGGTTTCACCTTGAGCCTCGGTCCGGGGCGCAATATGAGTCACGGTCGGGCGTAATCCGGGTATTCGCACGTTGTAGACGACGGCTCCTACCCACCGTCCGGATCGGTCCCGGCCAGGCCAAGACTCGACCTCGAGGATGCCCAGGGCGCGGAGCTCGCCTGTAGCCCGGGTCACCGTCGCCTGGGACAGTCCGGTCTCTTCAGCGACGGTCGCCCGACCGGGAAAGCTGTTTTCACCATGCTTGTTGGCGTGGTTCGCATAGATGAGCAGTACGAACCTTTGAGTGACGGACAGCAGGTCAGCCGGCAACGCCAACACCGCCGACATAGCCTGAATGCTCACCGCACCGGGTTGGTGTTGAGAGACTCCTGCAGCCTCGAGTCGGCTATCAGCCATTTCCCGCCAATCCGCACCGCGCCGGGGATGGTCTCGTCCCTGAAGTAGCGGCGGACGGTCTGCCGGTCGACGTGGAGCAGCGATGCGACGTACTCCACGTCCCGTAGCGGGTCGTCGATCTGTTCTGTAGTCACCATTACCCCTAGTTCTACAGCCCGCCCCTTCGCTCCGTCAATACTCCGCTAACGCTTCATAGCACGTTATAACGCGTTGTGCTACGATCTGCACGTAAGCAGACATCAGAAGGGATAACACGATGCAACTCGTCAAGATCAAGGGGACCCGGTTCGGGGTCTACCGAAGGGCCGACGGCCGGCTCATAGTCAAATACCAGGACGAGACCGGACCTCGTCAGCGGACGTTCACCAAGGCCGCCGAGGCCAACAGTTTCTGCCGTGAGGCGTATCGGAACTGGGGAGGCCGCACCGACCGGGCCCCTTTCTCGGTGACCGAGATGATCGATGAGCACATGGCCGAACGGGAGCGGCTCTTCGAAAAGCGATTGCCCTATCCCCATGGGATCGCCGAGAACACCATCATCAGGGACCGGGCCGCGGCGGACCGAATAAGAGAACGGTGGGGCTCAGAGTCGGCGTGGGGCCTTGATCGGACCGCGGCCAGTAGATGGTTCAAGTCGATGCTCGACGAGGGCTTGTCCGAGTCGACAGTGGCCGGCTATGCCGGAGTGCTCCGCAAAGCCGTCCGCTATGCGATGAGAGAAGACGGGCCGCTCCGGGACCTCGACGCCAACCCGGTCGGATCCGTCTCGGTCATCACCCGGCGACCTGGTCGCCGCTTCACCGCCGAGCAGACCTGGGCGATCCTCGATGGAATCCATCCCGCCTACCGGGCCTTCGCCTACACCCTGGCCTTCTCGGGGATGCGGATCGAAGAGATATGTCGGCTCGACGTCGAGGACTTCGACTCAAAAGCCCTCGAGCTCCGCGGTGGAATCAAGACCGAAGCCGGCATCGATCGGGTGGTCGCCATCGACGAGAAGCTCGCCCTGGTAATAGCCGACCATCTTGGTGACCGGACCAAGGGACCGCTGTTCTTGAACACCCGCGGCAATCGAATCAACGCCGACTCATGGCGGGCACGACAGTGGAAGCCCGTTGTCGAATCGCTCGGTCTTGCTGGCGCACAACCTCACTGGAACCGCCATACCGCGGCTTCCATCGCCGCCGAGAACGGCGCCGACCTGTGGAACCTGATGCTCCACTTCGGCTGGAAGGACACCCGTCAGGCGGCCCGCTATGTCCATCTGGCCCGCAAAGGTGTCCGTTCGATCGCTGACAGCTCGATGCCCCCCGCACCCCTCCGCAAGGTCCAAGGCCGCTAAGCGGATCGCGAAGTGGTGCAGAGTGGTGCAGAACTAGGCGAATCATCAATGCCTAGCTGACTTTCTGGAATGTTCGACACGCAAGAGGTCGGCAGTTCGAGTCTGCCAGGGCCCACTCACAGAAACCCCAGGTCACCCTGGGGTTTCACCATTTTCGCTAGAGAGTGCTTGAGGATTCTCGGCTCGGCGGCCACCCCTTGACGGGTTAACGTGATACCGCCCGATAGGTCGCATATCAGGGTATTACCTCCCAAAGTGGTGCAAAAGTGGTGCAGAATCTTCCCCTCGTCCTGCTTCCCGCCGAGGTCGAACACTTGTTGCGGATGAGCCGATGGACTCTGAAACGGCAGCGGGACCAGGGTGAGCCACCCGGCGCGCTCGCCATCCGGGTCGGACCGAGACTGCTCCGCTACCCGACCGCCGCGGTGCAGGACTATCTCGAAACCCAGGGTGTCAGCCGAGACGAATCGGGCCGGCGCATCCTCGAGCTCACAGGTGACGACCCCGCCGACGACGAGGGTGGCCTATCAGGTAGGCGGTGAGGTAGGCGAGTAGGGCTACTCCGCCGACGCCGAGGAGGATGCCCAAGGCGAGCTCGGCGAGCTGGTCCGTTCAGATCACCTTGGCTCGTTTCAGGTAGACCATGAGCTCTTCGACTTCGAGGCTGTCCCGGGGGTGGCTGTTGTCGGTGAGCAGGTCAGCAGCGTGAGCTTCGGTCCATGCTTGTTGTGCCCAGTCTGAGACTTCATCCCAGTTGGGCTCTCCGTGCGGCCCGTCCATTTCGTCTCCCTTGTCCCAGGTCACGTTCCGGCAGTCGGCCGGGGCGACGTTTATCTGCCAATGCATCGAGTCGGGGGTCGACCAGCGGCCGCCCCAGGTGATTGCCTGTTTCCCGTTGGCCCGTATCCCTTCCATCCGCGTGATGAAGTCGGGGGAATAGTTGTGGCGGAGAGGGTTTCCGTACGGGTTTTGAGACGGGTTGAGGTCGAGGGCGAGAGCGTAGGCGTGTATCGACATCGACGAGCTGCCGGAGATGGGCCGACAGTTGTAGGTGCCGCCGGCCGACTCCCGGAAGAGGTAGGGGACCGAGCCCATGATTTGGGCGACGGCCTCCCATACCGGTACCGACTCATCGGCCACAGAGAGGGACCACGTCTTACCTGCCCCGGGGAAAGTCACCTTTTCGAAACGGTCCGGGTCACATTCCCAGGGGGCCCACCATTCCCGGATCTGGCTACTCGACGCCATTCGTGCTCCGTCTCCTCAAACCGATGAGGGCGCTGGCGCCGCCGCCGGCGCCGACGATGAGAGCGACCACCACCCGCCATACGTCTTCACCCCGGCCTTCGGTGATCCAGTCGACGATCCGGATTCCGGTGCCGATGACAATGGCGATAGCAACGAAGAGGACGGTGGCGAGGAGGACATCGATGAGATGGTCCCGGCTCATCTCAGGCGGAAGCGGGGACCGCCTTCGAGGAGACGGTCTCGGCGTTCCCGCAAGTGTTGCAGTAGGTGATGATGACCCGGAGGAGCTGGCCGAACAGGTCGGCTTCCACGTATTCGACCTGTTCGAGCTCTGATGACCGGCACCAGCGACACCGTTCCATACGGTGTAAGAGTACCGCTCGAGAACGCGAAATTCGTCACTGTTCTTTGGCCAGGTCTTTCCGGTTCCAGACGAGAACCCCGTCCTTCTTGTATCCGAGGCGGCCCGGTTCGAGTCCTCGGCCCCTGGACGCCATGAGCTCGTCGGGGGTGATGCCGAGGGCTTCGGCGGTCTCCTCGAGGTTGAGGGTGGCTTTCTGTCGTTTGGGCGTCTTCTTTTCTGCCATGAGAGGCTCGCTTTCTTAGATGCGGACGGCGCGGGCGTAGAGGAAGATTCGGGAGGATTGGCCGGTGCCGGAGCCTTCCCGGCCCATAAGGTCGACGGCCCGGGCGCCGGTGGTGGTCATTCCGGTACGACGTCCGCCGATGGCGGCGAACTCTCCTGTATCGACAGCCGAGTTGACGGGAAGGGTCTGCTGGGAGGTTCCGTCGATCCGGATGTTGTATTCGTTGGACAGCCCGGCGGCGGACTGACCGGAGAAGAACGTGGCGTAGGCCATGGCTTTCCAAGACGTCCAGTAGGTGGGGATGGTGAGGGTGACGGTGGCGACAGCAGCGAAGCTGGTCGTATGGCTGACCGGGCCGAACACTTCGACCGACCCGTCTACTTCCTGGGTGCCGAGCGGCCGCCACGATCCCGAGTAGTAGATGTCGACCGCGCCGGAGTCTTCGAAGAAGGACAGATCCCCGTCAGAGGGGGTCGGGCTGAGGGAGGTCCGCTCCGCCAGGCTGGCGTAGCGTTGGACGGTCCGGTCCCTGATCGCGTTACCCCAGGCGGATTCGATGGTGTTACCCGACACGACATTCGGCATTTCTGGCATTTAGGTCACGCTCCCTTCGAAGGTTTGGGCGTCGTCTAACCGGAGGGTCATTGTCCAGTCGTCGGCGGTTATCCGATGGTTTATGCCCATCACATGGACTTCTTTGGTATAGCCCCAGCCCCAGGCGGTCTGGATCCGAATCGAGAGCCGATCCCCGAATCGGGTGTCATAGAAGAGATGCTGTCTGTCTTCCCCTTCGGCATCTTCCACGGCGACCAGAGTGACCTGGTCGATGCGGAGACGGGAGACGGAGAAGGCGTCTACATAGCGGTCGGCGAGCAGGGCAACATCAGCGTCGTCGTCGTTCTCGAGGTCGGTCCGCTGGTACGACCGGATCCCATGATGATCCTGGCTGAGGGTGTCTTCTGCGGTTTGGAGAAACCCTCCTACCCGGGCGAAGCCGACCTGATTGATGACCCGGGCCGCCTCCCAGGATGCGACGACAGAGATGATATGGGCGGCGTTCTCTTCGAAGCCTTCCCAGATGTCGGTGTCCCATAGGGCGGTATCCCACACCGAAGTGCCAGCCGGCACGGGAAGCTCCCAGTAGCCCAGATAGCCTTGGATGTTGATGGAGCGGGCGTCGGTGGTCAGCCAATCGCGGGCTTTGAACACGGCTCGACCCTCATTGTCCGTGTAGAAGGCGCCTCCTTCGGCGTCGGCGGCCCGCTGGCATTCTTCGAGGACGGTCTCGGCCAGGAAGGAGGTCTGCATGGTGTGTTCACCGGGTTGGATGACCCGGTCGGCGGCGGGCCAGGCGGCCCGGTCCAGTGCGGTTTCTACCCGTTCGTCGGTGGTCTGGACGCCGGTCGGAGTTGTCAACATGAGCGGGTTGACCGCGGCGAGGGTGGACATGTGGCCGACACATTCGATGGTCGACGTGTTGGCATGGCCGGCGTCGTCGTAATGGTCGTAGATGCCTTCGATGATCCCTGTTCCCAGCGGGATCTTGGTCCCGGTCGTCGCGTCGGGGATGGCGACGACCCGGACGAGCCGGCCCGGGCGGAACGGAAGGGGCCAATGTTCCACTTCCGATTCGGCGGTGAAGATGCCGGTCGTGTTGTCGACGGTGAGGACCGCGCTGCCGGTTTCGAACCGTTCACCCCACCGGGCGGCACCTGCGTTCAGTTCGACGGCGAAGACGTAGGGGGTGAGGTCCGCCCACGGTGGGTCTTCGGTGGCCCATACTTCCTGATCCCATTGGGTCGAATCCCAGACGCCGATGGGTGCTCCCTCGAGACCCGTGTCGACTTCGACCCGGACGTCGACAGGACCGCCCAACCATCGGAGGGTCTGGCCGGGAGGGGGAACAGTGAGGGTCATCAGTAGAGGAGCTCCATCAGGTCATGTTCCCCGCTAGTGCTGATGGTCGCGTTGACCAGGGTTATGTCTTCGACCAGGATGAAGGAAGGGGCGGTAGCGCTGGCGTTCCATTCATGGGTTCCGGTTCCGCTGATCCTTCCGTAGCTGGCCTTGTAGGTGTGGCTGCCGCTGCTGGGAAGGCCAATCCAGGCGAAGTCGAAGCCGGCTTCGCCGTTAGTCCCGCTGAACCGTTTCGTGCTCGCCCCGAGCTGGGTGCTGCCTTCGCGGATAAACCCCTGGGCGCGGTCACTGCTGACCGTCGAGGTTGTCGTGGCGACATGGACGCTGACCCGGAGACGGCGGCTTGAGCCAATCGTGACGGATACCGACAGGCCGGTTATATCCACCATGGTGCCGGTGATGCCGGTCTGGTTGGCGGTTATCTCCGCATAGCCGAGAATGCCTATCGGGCCGATGGTCGTGCTCCCAGCACCCCCGGCGGCGGCGGGGATGGTGTAAGGGTCGGCCAGGTCTTTGACTAGGGCGACGGTCCCGTCGGGAATGCGGATGGCCCGTACTCCGGGATGGTCGGCTTTGACGAATTGGCGGGATGGGAGCGTGTCAGGGTCGAAGACGGCGCCGAGCGTGAGACCGTCGTAGATAGGGTCGCCGATCCGCTCCTGGTCGTAGACAGACTGCATCAGCGGTGGGTCCTTACCGGAATGGCGCCGTTGGCCCGCTGATAACGCTGGAGGGCTTCGACTACGGCACGCGATATGGCGTTCGGGTCGGCGCCCATCCCGGCGTTGACCGTGATATTGAAGGTGGAGCCTTCCCGATGGCCGGCGGGTAGGACCGTCTCATTGTCATGGAGTAGGGCCAGACCCGAAGCCCGCCCGCCGGGAGCGTGAAACACTCCGCCGGTTTGGAAGCTGGGAATGTTGGGAGTACGGATCGTGATCTTCGGGATATCCACCCCGAGGATGGAGCCGCCGCCGAGACTGATCTCGAGGTTGTTCCACTTGTCGATAATCCAGTTGACCGCGGAGCGGAACGCTTCTTTCACCCCGTTGAACAGGCCGGAGACCGCCCTGGCTACTTTGCCGGGAAGCCCGCCCAGAAAGTCAATGATTTTGTTCCAGGTGTCTTTGATGAAGTCCCAGACCGATTCGACACCTTCTTTGATCTTGTCCCAGTGTTTGATCAGGATTCCGATCAGGGTCCAGTTCATGAAGAAGGACACCAGCCAGTCGGCTACGTTCTTGATTGCCGATTTGATCCCCTCCCAGACGACGCTGGCCACCTTTTTGATGTTCTCCCAGGTGGCTTTGAGGAAGGCGCTGATCTTGTCCCAGTTTTTGATGATGAGGACGACGAGGCCGATAACGGCGGCGGCGACGAGGATGATCGGGCCCATGCTGATCAGCCAGGCGGCAGCAACTTTGGCGGCATGAATCAGCGATTGGACACCCATCATCGCCCAGGCCGCAATCTGCTTACCCACATTGGCGACGTGCAGCGCGGTGGTTTTCGCCATTGTCTTGATGTTGTTGAGGAGGCCGCTTTTGATGGCTTCGAGGGCGGGAGCGGCAGTGTTGGCGATACCACCGGCCAGGTCTGCCCAGCCTTGCAGGTAGGCGGACAATCCTGCTTCACCAGGCCCGGCCATGATCGCGGCAGTACCGTCGATCATGTCCCGCAGTCCCATGATCCGGGTTTCGGCGGTGGCCGACCCTTCGCCGAGCCCGCTGCCTACCTTGTCGCCCGTCTCCTTGGCTTCAGTGGCGAGATCCTGCAGGTTGCCTTCTGTGGTGTCGATCGCCTTGTCGACCTGTTTGAGCCCACCCTCCGCGCCGGATAGCGCGCCTTTCAGGTCTGAGGCGTCACCGACGATTTTGACGGCGATGGTGTTACCGGCCACGTTGTGACTCTTTCACCAGCCGTTTGTGATGGTCAAGGAAAGCGGTGAGCTCCCGGTTGGTCAGAGCCCACACGTCTGCCGGGGTGAGCCCGTAGGTGGCAGCCAGTTCGGGCATCAGGGTTTCGACCCTCCGTTGGAGGCTGACACTTTTGGGGTGTCAGGCATGGCTTCCTGCAGGGTGGACAGGTCCAGGTCGAAACCGTCCAGCTCGATGTCGGGATAGAGGGTCTTCAACTTGACGAAGATGACCCCCTGGATCACCCGCGGCGAAGTCAGGGTTTCTACAGCTTCAGAAGCGAGAGCGGCGAAGGTCTGTTCTCCCAGAATGGCTTCGAGCCGTACCGATTCGCGCATCGTCAACGTGGACAGGTCGAGGTCGAGGGTGAGCTCTTCTGTCTGGCCTTCCTCCCGGTCTACCTGAATGGTGATTTCAGCCATTACGAGTCCACCCAGTCAGCATTGATCGCGTCGAGGAGGGCACGCTCATAGTCGGCTGGTACATCACCGGCATCAGCCAGAGCATCAGTGAGGAAGGGTTGGCCCGAATAGCTACCCGGGTAGCCGCCGTAGTGGACGACCACCGCATAGGGCAAACCTTCTCCGGCTTCTATCAGGGCGTCCTCGGGGCCGGCAGTGACCACGATCGAATCGGCCAGCCGTCCGCTACGACGTGGAGCGCGGGCGCGGGCCCGGGTGGCGATGGGTTGGGCGAGCTCGTCTCCTATCTGTGTAGTGATCTGGTCGAGGTCCCGGGCGAGTCCGGTCAGATTGCGGGCTAGCTGATCGGCCCCTTCCACAATGATTTCAGGGCTGCCCATCTCACTCAGGGGGTACCAGCGGCATAGGTGATCTCCCCTGCAGTCTGAGCTTCGAGTGACCAGTCCCATTCACCATCCGCCGCTGATTCGGTGGTCAGTGAGGAAATGGTGCAGTTCCCCGAATACACCCCGGCGTCGGTAGTGCCGGCTGCGTCACCGATCTGAATCGTGAACGCGATCGGCTGGGCGGCGTCGAAAGCGGCCTGTAGGTCGGGCAGCTTCTCAGTGGAAATATGGCCTGAAGCGGTGATCGTCCCCGTCTTCTGGCCGCCCAGCGAAAAGGCGAAGGCCGACCCGAACACAGGTTTGGTCATGATGTTCTTCGACTGTTCCAGGCTGATCACCGATCCGACCGTGGAGAAGTCGTCGGCGTTGAGGGTGATGGTGGCCTCATATCCGGGAATGAAAATGGGCAGGGTCATTGGGTTACCTCCTTACGCGGTGTATTTGAAACGGATCAGATTGCGGGCGGCCACCATCTGGCCCTGCTGGTTGCGGGGTACCCGCGGTTGGCGGACCAGCTCCCAGTGGGCACCCACCGAATAGCAGGCCTGCTGAATCCGTAGGTTCAACGCGGCGGCCTGGTCGATCCCGGCTTCTGGCTCTTTGATCGAGACGAGCACCCATACCTCCCAACGTTCCACCACGGTGCCGTGGGTGTCCGGTTCCAGCCAGTTGTCTCCGGGCATGACGATCACCTGCGGCGGTGAGAAGGTGGAGGGGACCGCCGCTACGAACAGGATGTCCCCACCGAATTCGGTCTGCAGGGCTTCCTTCATCTCTGCGCGGGAGGGCATTCATGCCACCCCCCACGCATCCCACAGTTCGCTATGAACCCAGTCGGTTGCAGCGTCTATTGCCCGTTGCACATCAGGGAGGCGCTCCGCGGGGAACGTTGAGGGGTCGGCCTGGAGCCCGTTGCGGATCACATCATCGGTGGTGATGAGGCCGACCAGGTCTACGTCATAGTCGGGAAGGTGGAGCCCTTTCAACAGTTCGGCGATCTGATAGTCCGGTTTGGCGGTCGGTGTGCCCCATTCGGACATTTCCCCGTACAAGCCGAGCGGCCCGGTAGGGAAGATGACGAACCGGGCCGCCTTCTGGATCAGCGCCGCTTTGACCCGTTCCAGGGCGAGCGGGGTGGGAGCCGGTTCGTCCCCTTCGAAGGCGTCGACGGCCAGGTCCTCATTGTTGGCCGGGGAGGTCCCTTCGATATGGCCGACCGTCACCGGGATGGTACGGAAGGTCCCCTGGTCGACCGACGGTCCCGACGGGTCGAATACGGCCACCTTCCCACCGAAAGCGGTGACGGTTATCGGGACCGGAGCGGCGTCGTAGACGACAAAGTCGGGGACCCGCCCATCGTCGGAGGTTTCCGACAGTCGGACTTCGAGGACAGTGTCAACCCATCCCTGGTCGGTCGATAGTCGACCGGCCCCCGGTTGGGTTTGGATCCCCGACCAGCGGTAGCGGAAGGCAAGAGGCACTAGCTCTCTTCGTCTCCGTTCTCATCGTCGTTCTCGTCCTCTTCCGGATGAGGTTCCGGTACGGGTTCGGGAACGATCTCCTCTTCGGTGACCGGGTCTCTTTCTGTCATGTGCCCTCCTTAGGCGCTGTGCTTGAGGATCCCCAACGGGTAGAGGGGAAGGAAGATGGTGGCGCCGAGAATCCCGATGTCCTGTCCCATCAGAGCCACGTTGGTGGCGGTGACGGTCATCGGCGGCTTCTCCGCCTTGCGGAGGCTGGTCTCGTTGAACTGGAGATCCACCGTCGAATAGGGGCTGTGGAAGGCGGCCACTCCACCCACGTTGAGGCTTTCCGCGGTGAAGTCCGGGCCGGCGCCGAACGAAATGCTCGGCTGGCTCGGGTTCAACAGTCCGACGATCGCCTGCCATGAGGCTGTCGTCAACGCCAGCCGGTCGCCGGGCGCGCCCGTCGCCGTCCTGATCTGCGCCGAAGCGGAGACGACGTCGGCGACGAAGGCTCCCCACGTGGCAGTGTCGAGGGCGTCACCGGTGGCGGTGGCTGCCCCTTCAGCGTCGGCGACGAATTCGTCTTCGGTGGCGATCGCATACTGGGCTTGCAGGTCGGTGGCGATCACCTGGACGACGGACGGGTCCGACTGTGAGATCAGCTCGAGGCTGACGTCGACAGCACCGGCGAACCATTCCATGGCGTAGGTGGCCTGGGCGATGGTCAGTTCCCTCGAGGGGACCTCCGTCTTCTCCGCGCCACGCTTTCCGACCAGGGTCGACTGGGTCCTCCGCGGGAAGACCAGGCCGTATCCACTGGCGGGGAAGCCGACCGTCCCGGCCGCACTGAACATGGGCCGACGTGAGTCGAGCACGCCGAGCAGTTCGGAGACGAACTGGTTGTAGAGGAGGCCTTCGGCGTTGCCGGTGCCGGTGCCGATCACATCAGCCAGCGCCCGGTTCTCCGACGGCTTGTCGGCGACCATCTTCATCGCCTCGGCGAAGTAGGCGTTGAGCGTCTTCTCCGGTGTTACCGGCTGTCCGGGCGTCTGAATGTTGGCGATCAGGTTGCGGACCTCCCGGAGTTGGGTGCCGTGATCCTCTAATTCGCTTCTGATGGGGCTCAGGTCGACGGGCGCGGGGGGCGCCTCCTCGAGGACCTGGACATCGGCGGCGGGCTCTTCCATTCTTTCCTCCTCGCGGACGGCCAGCACGCCCGCGGTTGGGTATGCCGGGAAGGTGACCAGGCTCGTCTCCATGAGCCTGGCCTGGGTGTGGGTACGGACTCCTTTCAGCGTCTTGGTCCGGCCCTCTTCGAAACCGACCGACAGCCCGCGGATGATCCCGTCGTCGATGAGGGAGCGGGCTTCGCGGGCCCGGTCGGTGTCGGCCAGCCGGAAGGTGCCGTAGGCGCCGTCCTCCTCTTCGCGGAGGTCGGTCATCCGGCCGATGGGCGCGGTCGTGTCGTGCTGCCATAACAGGACGACATTCGACGCTTCTACCTCACTGAAGACACCAGCGGCGAAAGCCTCCCAGGTGTCTCCCAGCTGGATCGTCTCTCCGTACGGGACGATCCGCCCCTCGAGCGTCCGACCATCGCCCTCTGCTTCGGCGCGGATCTCGAGGGGCAGGCTCAATTCGAAGGTTCTCATAGGGGTGCTACCTCCTGTACCGGACTATTCATGGGCAGATCGGTGAAGCCGGTCGCCTCGGCTGCCGCATCGGGGTCGGCGCCGGCGGCGGTGAGAAGACCGAGGGTCCGGGCCCGGGTTTCGAGGCTCTCCCGGTATAGGGGTGCAGTGTCGAAGGTGATGGCCGGCTGGCCTTTCAACCCGACCCAGGCCTCTTCGATGATGGTCAGATACGGTGACAGGCAGTATTGGACGAAGTCGGCGCCGACTTCGGCCAGGTTCTTGTAGGTGATCGACCCTGAACCGCCCTGGATGGCGATTTCGAGGAGGTCGCCGGGTATGTGGAAGATCCGGGCGACTTCCTGGGCGTTGGAAGCTCTGGTTTCTAACCATCCGATGTCCGCTGGGCTGAGCTCTACCGGCTGATACGCCATCCCCCCACTGAGCACGGCGGTGTTCCTGCCGCCCCCGCGCGCCGCATTCCACTGTGCTCGTAGCTCTTCGGCCTCATCCTTGGAGAGGGCGGTGGGCGCGGTGAGCACCCCGGAGGGGACACCGGCCGCTCCGAACAGGGACGACCCGTACTCTTCGGAGTAGGCGGCACCCTCCCATGTCAACCGAGCCGCTTCGATAGGGCTGAGGCCACAGAGCTCGCCGGGGCGGGGATGGAAGCGGAGATGGCTGAGCCGCTCCCTGTCTACCTCTTCGGACCGCCACTGGTATTCCCGGCGGCGGCGAGCAGTTGTGTCCTCCCATTCGACATGGACGTCTTTCGGGTCGAGGACCTGGAGACTGTCAGTGGACCGGTCGGCTCGTGTCTCCAGCCAGTAGGCGTCCCCGTACCAGCAGAGCGACCAGACGGTTTCGAAGAAGAAGTTGTAGCGGGTGTCGAACGGATCCGGTTTCCGGGAGAGGGGTGTGGTCTCGACCGTGTCGAGCTGGGCGATGCTGGCGGCGATCAGATCGACGGCGGCGTAGACGGCCGGTACCCGTTCCGGTGAGATCTGCCCGTGGTGCTGATGCCACATGACCGCGTCGAGCTGCCAGTCGATGGGATAGGCGGAAGGGTCGGTGTCGGTGTGGCGGGTCTCTAACTGCGGTGTTACATCACCGCGGAACCACCCGAGAAGACCCATGAGCGAAAACTACACGTTCGTAACTCAACCTTCAACCTCTAGTTGAGGGTTAATGAATGGCGTAGACGGGTCGGGGTCTCGACGCCAGGTAGACGGCCCGCGCGGTGGCGGTCACCGCGGGGATGGGTTCGGCACCGCGGGTGATCCACCATCGTCCTTCCCGGGTCTCTCTCCGCGCGGCGTGGGCCAGCTGAGCGTCGAGGGCTTCCCGGCCGGGATGACGGAGCCGATCTGTGGTGAGCAGATCGATGAGGGTCTGACAGGCGGAAACCCAGGCTCTGCCGGTCACGGCCTGGGTGGTCCAACCGGATGCGGTCAAATGGTCGGCGAGAGCCTGGGTCGTCCAGGGGTCGTAGCCGATGAGGCTAGGACCGAGCTCTGACATTTCCCGTTCGACCAGGGCTTCCAAACCGTCGAGGTTGCCGGTCCGGTAGAGGACCAGGTCGGTGCCGATCCGCCCGTCGGTCATCTGCCAGGCGGCGACCATGGCGACTGCGTTGCGGTCGGGGTCGATGTCGATGGATAGGACCGGCCGGGTGGGGCCAGCCGGTCCTTCCATTGTCCCGGATCTGGCGGCGTCCCAGAGTGGTGCGGGGACCGCCCTGGTGCCGCTGATGTCGACCCACCGGCACAGTACTTCGGTCTGGAACGCTTCGGGCGTCAGGGTGGCGTGGAGATGGGCGATCCGCTCTTCGTCGATCAGCGCGCCGAGCGACGGGTTGGCCTGAGACCATGCTTCGATCGAGTCGTCGGGTAGGGCCGGGTCGGCGGACCATTCCATCCAGGCCAGGCTCGGATCTCCCTCGAGGCCCCTCGCGCGCAGCTGGTTGAGGACAACACTGTCCGGATCCCCCGCGTTGGACGCCCACCAGACCTGCGGGTTGGGGCTGGTGTTCTGAGTGGGGAGGATGGCGGAGACGAAGGATGTGTCCCGGTATTCCCGTACTTCGTCGAGGACGATCAGGTCGGCATGATGCCCGCGCGGCGCATCAGGACGTGGGGCGATGATCCGGTAGGAGCCACCGTTACGCATACGGATGGTCTCCTGGCCGTTGGCTCGCCGAGGCCTCGACGCCAGCCGACCGGGGAAGCGTGATTCGAGGACCTCGGCGATTGCAAGGAAAGATTCTCGCGGCAGATCCCGATTTTGAGCGGAATGCAAGATCGCTTCACCCCAGAGGAGCAGTCCGACCATGATTCTGGGCTCGAGCACCCCGCCGGTCTTCCCGTTCTGACGGGCCACCGCCACCGCCACATCAGAGAATGCCCATTGGCCGTCGTCGTGCTCGAGGCCGACGTCCAATGCGTAGGACTGCCAGGGAAGGAGGGGCCGGCCGACGACTTCCATGACCGCCGCCGCCTCATGCGCCCTGGTTCGGCGGCTACTCCTCGCCGTTCCCAGCCTTGGCCTGGGCGATGCTAAGGACGTTGGCGAAGGCAT